CGATCATCGCCTCGGCCTTCGCCCCGTCGATCGTCGCGAACGGGGCCAGGTCCTCGGGTATCAGGAAAGGCTCAGCCATGCGTCCTCCGATAGGTCAGACACGCAAAGAGCCCCCGAGGCGTCTAAACCTCAGGGGCTCTTGCGATGGGCTCAGATCAGGCCGCGGTGTCGGTGAACTTGATCAGGCCGTGATGCAGCGCCGCGCCGAACTCCAGGCCGATCTCGCCGTACAGCTGAACGCGCTCGGCCGCACCGTTCTTGGCCAGCGGCTCAGCGAAGAAATGGCCCTTGCCCGGGATCTCCAGGTAGACCGGGGCCAGCTCGTTCAGCGAGGCAACCACCAGCTTGTCGGCAGGCATGTACCGGTCAAGCATGATGTTCACCCGGCCGAAGTCGGTCTCGATGGTCTGCAAGTTGACCCCGCCGACGTTCCGGGAGACTTCCTGGTAGTTGCGGTCCTTGATGAACAGCTTGGTCAGCGCCCGCTTCAGGGTGCTGTTGGTGATCAAGGTCCGGGTCTCACCCTCGACCAGGCCGCCGTTGTCCCAGACCATCTGCATCAGGTCCAGCACGTCGTCCTCGGTCAGAGCGGCAGCGAAGGTCCCAGAGCCCGAGTCGAACTCGACCTCGACCACGTTGGACTTGGTGGTGCCGTTGACAACCTGGCCGCGCTCGATCGCCTCGATCAGACCGCCGGTCTTCCGCGGCGAGCTGTTGTCGGACGGCAGGGTCCGCTGACCGGTGATGAAGCCCTTCTCAACGTCGCGAGCGACCTGCTTCAGCGCCTGCGCAACCTGCCAGGACAGCTCATCCTGAACCGGCTGCGCGCCGAGAACGGACTTGCCACCAGCGACGGTGCCAACGACGTTGGTCGCGGGCAGCTTGGTGTAGCTGACCTCGGCCGCTTCCTGGTGGATCTCCAGGACGTTGTAGTCGTTGCCACGGACCCGGCCCTCAGCCTGCGGGGCGTTCGCGCCCTCGGTGCGCTGCCGGGAGTCGTCGGCATCGCGCAGGTCGTAGGTCTGCCAGGTGAAAACAGTGCTGCCGTTGGCGCTCCTGCCGCCGGTCAGGCCGCCGATAGCGGACAGCAACGGGGTGTCCTCGGGGCTGACCCCGTGAAGCTCACCCACGAAGTTCGGCAGGTTGTAAGTGGTGCCCTGCCCGGTGATTCCAGCCATTACGTCTTACCTCACTTGATGTTCAAAGTGGAGCGCCCCACCAGGGGCTCAAAGCGGACTACTTGGTCTGACCAGCCGCGAGATCCGCGAGCATGTTGGCCTTCTCGCGCATCGAGGTGGCGAAGTCGCCCGCCTGCTCGGCCGCACGCGCCCGCTCCTGCGGGGTCGGCGGCTTCGGCGGGGTGCTGCCAACACCCGGCACGACCATGCGCTGCTGCTCAGCCTCGGCTTCAGCGCGGAACGCCAGCACCTTGTCAGCGAAAGCGGCCAGGGTCTCCTCGTCGCCGGTCTCCGGCAGGAGGTCAGCAGGGACACCCTTCGACGCCGCCACCCGGTAGCGGGCAGCCTCTGCGGCGCGCTCGTCCGCCTGCTTCTTGATCTCCTCCATCTGCTCGGCCAGCGTCTTGTACTCGGCGCCCTGCTTCTCGATCTGCGCCTTCAGCGCATCACGCTCATCAGCAGCCGCCTTGTTGGCCTTCGCTCGCTCCTCCCACTTACGGGCCTCGGCCTTCCAGTCGATCTCCGAGCCGGACTGTGCAGTCTGGGCCGCGGGAGCCTGGGGAACCTCGGTCTCAGTGTTCTGGGCAGTGTCAGACATAGGTATTTCTCCTGTGCAGGATCAATTGCGCCCCGTGCGGGGCTCCAGTTGAACTAGGCGCCGGATAAGCGCACTAGGCAGCGGTCGCCTCGTCTTCGGCGTCCGCCGTATCCGTCTCGGCAGCATCCGGCGCCGGGGCGGAAGGTTCAGGGGCAGGCTGCGACGCCTTCAGTCGCGCCTGCGCAGCGTCACGCTCAGCAAGCGCACGCTCGATTTCATCCTTGGACAGGCCCAGCCGAGCCAGGCCGACCTCGGTCTCCGCAAGCCACGGGACAGCAGCGATCAACTTCTGCCCGGCGTCGGCAATCGCGGCCCGGGTGTACGTCCTCGGGTTACGCCACTGCGACCGCAGCTTGCGCAAGCTACGGGGAACATCGCTGCGACCGTCGCGCAGCATCACAGCCGAGACCATCAACCGGTCCACGGCAGCGCCCACCGTGTCGCACGCGTCCTCGGCCAGATAGACCAGATCGTCGCGCGACGCGTCGATCGCGTCCGCGCTCGCGGGATTCGACTCCTGCGAGACACCCAGCGACGCCACCGGGATATCCGTCTCCCCGGCGAACTGCTGCGCCAGGCCGCGCAGATACATCTGCGCCGCGTTCGGATCCGACGCCGGGAACGTGCCCGCCACCGGCATGTGTTGGCCGCCGTCCGGGTCCTCGTACATCGGGACAGCGAAGATCCGCCCGATGAACGCCTCCCACTGACTGATCGGGTTCCCGTCGCTGTCCTTGAACATCGCCTCGTCGGCGCCCATCAAGTACCGCTGCGGGGCGCTGAAGAACTCAGCGGACAGCTCGCCGCGTACTACCGTGCGCAGAGCGTTGTCGGTGATCGACCGCACCGCGCGGGTGATCCGCGAATAGCCGAACGGCCGCTCGATCCTCGGCTTGAACACCAGCGGCTCGACCAGGACACGACCGGTCGGATTCGGGATCCGCCACACCAGCCACGCCGTGTCGCGCGAAGAACGCCACGCCCGGATCGTCACCCACGGGAAGAACAGCGCCAGCTCCAGGGCCGCGCCGTAGTCGTCCGTCGCCGTCACCATCAGAGCCGACCGGAGCGCCCGCAGCCGCGGGTCCCAAATGCCCGTGCTGTTCAACGCCGACCCGAGGCTCAGCAGCACGTCCGGCTCACCACGGCTCGTGTCGCCCTGCGTAACCGCCAAGAATGAGCAGGAGTGGACCAGCATCGACGTGATGCCCTGCCGCAGGCCGAGATCCATCTTGTTCTCGGCCCAAATGTCCTCGACAGCCGAGACGTTGCCGCCCGGCACGTCGAAACCCTCATGCCGGATCCGGGCAGCCAGCTTGTCGACCGCCTTCGCAGGCCAGCCGAGCACCCAATCCAGCTGCTCAAATTCCGGCGGGACCGCGATGCCAAGGTTCTTGAACAGGTTCTTGGCGTCGTAGTACTGCTCGCGCAGGAGGTTCTTCGGCAGCTTGTCGTTGTACTGCTTCCAGAGCAGATTCGCCTCGGTCAGCTCAGACGGGAACAGCTGCGGCAGGTCCAGCGCCAAAGGCAACGCCTGCTGCATCACCGCATCACCACCAATCCACGATTAGGCCGCGCACCAGTAGCGCGACGCCGCTTGGCCGAGAGGCCGTAGGCGGCCAACGTCGCTGCGACAAGCGGGGTAATGTCCGCCCCAGAGTCCTTCCGAGACCACGCCCACGCGTCCAGGAGCTGCCGACGCTCAGCGCCAGCCAGCGCCTCCGTCAGCACCGGATCCCCAAGGTGCTTCAACGAGCCCGACATGATGCCGTCGTAGAACTGACCGCAAGCCGCCTTCAGGTCGGCGGCCGAACACTTCAACAGCGGACGCACCCGAGCAGCCACCAGATCCTGAACCAGCGAGCCCGCCGGGCCGCCAGCGTCCAGCGCCGTCACCAGCGGCTGAACCACCCGCGCCGGATCGCTCAACCACGGCACGATCCAGTCCGTGCCCAGGCCGGTCCTCACAACCTCAACCCGCCACGTCTCGTCGTCCAAGATGTACGCGGCCGCAATCGCAGCACTCGACCGGCTCGGAGAAACGTCGATACCGAACGCGACAGGCAGCGACATATCGCGCCCCCTCGTATCCACGGCCGCCTCCCAGGCGTCCGCCGGGATCACCCACTGAGCGCCGTCGTCATCCCAGATCCCCAACACCTCACGCCGGAAGTCATCCGGGGCCAGCGAGGTCAGCAGATCCTCCAGCGCCTCGTCCGGCGTGTGCTGCGGGTAGGACGGGTTCGCGTCGCGCCATGCCCGGCGGTCGTCCGACTCGGCGTCACGATCCGCGGAGAACTCGACGTAGAACGACCGGCCGCTGACACCCTCCAGAGCCGCCTTCCGCAGCCGCGTGAACGCCTCCCCCGGATCCTGCGGCCGCGGCGGGGTGCCCATCATTATCGTCTGCGGGTTGCTCGCCCGGTTCGTGATCGGCTTCAGGTCACCCAGCGCGGAGTCCGTCAAGATCTGCGCCTCGTCCAGCACCAGCAGGCCGACATTGGAGAAGCCACGGATCGCGCCCCGCTCACGCGCGGCGAAAACGATCCGCGACCCGTTGTTGAACCGGATCGTCTCGTTGCCCGCCGCCGTCGTGATGTAGTCCTCAGACGGGACGCCCGAGTTCGGCAGCATCGCCAGGCCCCGCAAGAACTGGAACGTCTCCCGTGCCACCTTGAACCGGTGCGCCGTCCACACAACCGTCAGGCCCGGCGTCTCGCGACAGCGGGCGAACGCCAGCGTGCCCACCAGGAACGTCTTCCCGACCTGGCGGGGAATCGAGATAACCGCCGTCCGCGCCGCCCACTTCTCGCCCCGCATCGCGGAGAGCGACCGGATCAGATCCTCCTGCCAGCGGTCGTAGCGGATCCCAAGCTTGCCCACCGAGTCGATGAATCGACCGCCGAGAGTCTTCGTAGCGCCGTCCGGCAGAACGACATGCCGCGCCTCGACCAGCATCCCGGGGCGGGCGTTGACCCGGACCGGCGCCGAGTCCAGCGCCACTAGAAGTCCTCGACCTCAGCGTCCGACTTCTCGTCGGCCGCCTGCTGCTTCGCAGCGCGCAGCGCCTCCAGGTCCTTGTGAATCTCGACCAGGCGCTTCGACACGCTCGCCAGCTCACGGGCCGGCACCCCGTCATCGAGGGCCTTCGCGAGCCGGTCCCGCATGGCGACGAGCATCCCTTCGGTGTCGTCGTTCGCCGCGGCCGTAGCGATCGCACCCATTCAGCTCACCGCCTCTCGTCAGGTCAGCGCAGAAACCGATGCCTGCATGAGGCCCGAGTTGCCGGAGCCCACCGAGTACAGCGCCGTACCCAGCGAGGCGTTCGTGTTCGGGCCAACGGTCACGTTGGAGCAGTTGTTGAAGACGACCCCGTACTGCGTCGGCGTGGAGCCGCTGCTGTTCCCGAGGACGTTCCCGGAGATAGCCGAATAAGACAGCTTCCCGGCGTTGATCGCCGTCAGCGTCAGCCGGTCCCCGGCGCGGTTCTGCCCGGCGTCGATGATCGTGTTGCCGGTGCAGGCCACCCGCCGCACGAACGTGGACGAGTTCGCGCCCAAGTACAGGCCCGCCGAGTCAGAACGCTTGATCAGGTTGCCGTTCACCGTCACGTCTTCGCACTGCGACTCAATCGTCATCCCGGCGTCGCCGCCGTCCAGGGACGGGTTGTTCGCCACGATCAGGCCACGCACCCGAGCGAAGGACAACTGGTCTGCCGTGCCCGGAACCGTCGGGTCGTTGTACGACGTGCCCGGCCCCTGCACGAAGTTGTCCAGCACCTGCACGTCCGTGTGCCGGAACAAGTCATCGTCGCCGCCCTGCACTCGGATCGGGTACCGGGACGAACCGCCCGGCATCAAGTCCGTGATCCGATTGCGTGCGATCAGAACGTCGGAACTCTTGTTGGAGGCATCCCCGATCACGTAGATGCCACGCTGCGACCACTCCAGGATCTGGTTGCCGGTGACCCGGATCCGAGCATTTGTCCCCGACACCTGGACCGCCGTCGCGCATCCAACGAACAGGCTCGCGTCAACCTCCACGTCGGTGCTACCGGACACGACGATGCCCTGCAACGCGACCCGGGAGTCCTGCAACCGGACACCGCGAATCCGCGACCCGTCCGCCGCCACGCTGCTCGTCCCCACCCGGACGATGCCCGAGGTGACCAGCCCGTTCGCGTCGAGCGTGACGCCAGTCAGCAACGCCTTGCCGCCAAAGTCCAGCATCCGCGCCATAGAGGCGGTCGCCCTCAACGTTCCGAAGCCGGACAGGATCACGTTCGGCGGGAGCACGATCGGAGCCGAGATCGCGTGAACCTTCTGGATATCCACCCGGCCGCCGCCCGACGCGGCAGCGTCCAACGCCGCCACGATCGCAGCCCGATCGTCAGTCACCCCATCACCGACCGCGCCGTGCGCCTCCGGGAAGTACAGGCCCAGAGCCGGGGCGTCCTTACTGCGGTCCACCGCGCTCAGCGTGTCCGCCGTCGCCGCAGCCACCCCAGCCTCGACCTCGGCCGCGATCCGCGCGTCGTAGTTCAGCGGGTTGACCGGCCACCGGTCCCCGGAACCGAAGTCCAACCAAAGGGTGCCAGCGGAGGAGTCCGCGAAGAACGCGATCCGCCCCATCGAATCGGACGTGACAAGCCCGCCGGTCGTGGACCCAGGCACAAGGCCAGGGGCCACCGCTTTCGTAGCCGAGTAGACGGTCGCCCCGGAGAATGACGTGTAAACCGTGGCGATTACGGCCCGAGAGGACGTTACCGGCGCTGTCCGTCGTCACGTCCGCGGAAGTCAGGCCGTAGAGAATGTCGCTCACCGCCAGGCTCACCGCCTCTCCCAGGGCACAGAAAAAGCCCCGGGCCGCGAGGGCCAGGGGCTCATCACCGAAGCTGCTCCCCGAGGGGTCGAACCTCGGCTACCTGATCCAGAGTCAGGCGTGCTACCACTACACCAGGGAGCACAGCGGCTTGATTTTGTGTGGAAATAATCGCGCTAGGCTTGCGCCTGTGGCGCGGCGTACGCCCGGATACCGAGCGGGTCTCCCACCAAAGAGACCCCAGCTCGGAATCAATCCGGGCCGGGGCCTTCTCTTGTGACTACGCCTCTACTGGCGGGTCGTGCTCCAAGGTGAAGTCGTACTTCTCGCACCAGGCGAGGAGATCAGGATGCGGAACGGTATCCGCTGCGACCCAGACCACCGACTTATCGACCACCTGACCCATGCCGGTCATGCGCCATTCGTGCCAGTGCGCCTCCAGCTCGTTGCTGAGCTGTTCCTCGATCGCGTCACCCCGCCACATGCTAGGCAGCGTAGCCCTTCACAACCCAACTACCCGAGCCACCACCGCCACCGCCACAACCTGCCCCGGTGCCAGTGCACGGGGGGATCTTCTGCCAGTGCAGGTTGATGCTCCATCGCTTGTCTCCGGCGTGCTGCACGCAGCGATACCCGTCGACATAGGGGATCTTCTTCTGCACCTC